GGCACAGCTGAGGGTAGCGGCGCACTGCTCGAACCAGGCGGTTTACGACAACGCTTCGGAGTTGAGCAGACTTGGCCTGCTTTCGAAGGCAGACGGCAAGTACTCACTGAAAGAGATTTGACACGCACCAATGAAACTCTTCTCTCCACGTCTGAGCACCACGAGATTACGGGCGGCTGGCCCGAAGATCTCACGGGGGTACTTGCGTAGTGCTCAGAAAGCAGAGAAGCCAGCGAAGGCCCGGTCTTCAATCCGTCGAGGGCCGGGCAGGCACTGGGAGAACAAACCGGCAGTAATTGTCTATCCGGACGGCCGAGAACGTTGCAACCCAGGAACGCCGGAAGGTAAAGCGGAATATCTGTGGCGAAAGATTCAGATGTGGGTGCGCCAGGTTCATCCCGAGATCAACTACCCGGTGTGCTGCCACTGCATGAGGCGTCTGCCGTTCGCGCAAGGGACCTTTGAGCACGAGTTTGGACGTCATGCCTCGAGGATCGATGAGCGGATTGTGAATCCGGAAACAGGCAAGCCCCAGAACGGACTGAGCTGCTGGGAGTGCAACAGCAAGCGGGGCAGCAAGAGAACGCCGATCCGGTGGTACGGGTACAACGTGGTGAAGGAATTGAGGGAGGACATCGCATGAAGACATCAGGCCCCAATGATCTAGAAACCGCCATCCTCGCCTGCATAGCGTCCCTGGATCCAAGACCAGTCGAGATGATGAGTATCTACAACCGTCTCGTGCGCCGCGGACAGCGCATGGACTTGCTTCTCTTCGGGCTGGCAATCTGCGACCTCGAAGATCACGGCTACATCCGCAGAGCCCACGAATCAGAAGCAACCATTGGCCTGGTGCTCGAAGACAAAGGACGCGAGCACTTTGAATCGAAGCTTCCCGCCGGAATACGGCTGGTGGACCTGCAGAAGCAGGTATCTGCAGCGGTAGAGGAAGTTACCGGGCAGAAGGTCCCGAGAGTCTGCTGAGTCTGCTCGAAAGATTGTTTGGCTGCCGCCATAAAAGGTACTTCTGGCCGCGGCTGGACAGGCGCACTGGCGTGGTAACGGTTCGATGTGCCGAGTGCGGGAATTATCTGCGATACGACTGGCAAGAGATGCAAGTTTTAGACGTACAGAAGCAAAGGAGACGCGCCCGAGATGAACGGCGAAATCGACCCGATGAACATGGGCAACCTGTGCCGGGGAGCCGCGCTGGAGATGTTCGATAAGCTCCTGCCGGAAATCCTGGCCAACATCAAAAACCCCAACACGAACGCCACTTCCAAGCGCAAATTGACGCTCGAATTCACTTTCGAGCCGAACGAGGAGCGCAACTACGCGGAAGTGACCATCACGCCAACCATGAAGATGTCCGGGGTGAAACCCGCAACCGGCAGCATTTTCATTTCTTCGGTAAGAGGACAGACGCAAGCCTTCACCCATGACCCGCGCCAGGACGAACTGGTATTTACCAAGCCCGAAAGCACGGCCAAGAACTAACCCGGAAACTAGAAACGGAGAGAGAACAACAAGATGATCGAAGCAGCCCTTCAGTGGCTCAAAGACAATGTGAACCCCAACGTCGTCGAGGTTGACGGCAAGAAGTTCTCAAAAGACAACTTCAGGATTATCGAGGACCTTCCCGATCTGGCATCGGCGCTGGAAGTGGCAACACTCAGCGGCCTGGCGGATCTGGTGAAAGCGAAGTTTGAATCAATCGACGATACCTTCCTGGCCCACGTGGTCAGCCCGACACAAGTTGACGTCATCGGCTCAAAGAGCGACGAGCATGGCCGCCGGCTGCGCTTCGTCACAGCCAAAGCCAACCCGCGCACCGGGATCATGACTTCAGAGCAGTTAGGCGTCTTCCACGATCACAATGACTTCGTTATCGGCCTGCAACAGCACTTCGTGCCGAATGACGACACAAAGTACCTTTTGACACTGGCGGCCAACCTGACGGACGAAAAGGTTGTGACCAGCACAGACGACGGCATCACGCAGACTGTCGGAACCCGGGCTGGAGTGACGTGGAAAGCCACGACCGAGGTTAAGTCCCGCGTAAAGCTGGCGCCCTACCGGACGTTTACGGAAGTCGCGCAGCCGGAATCAACCTTCATTCTGCGCATGCGATCCCCCAAAGACCCGGGCGTTCCAAAACTGGCATTATTTGATGCCGACGGCGGGGCCTGGCGCAAAGAAGCAATGGATAACATCGCGCGGTTTCTTTCGACCGCGATCGACATCACGGTTATCAGCTGATGACCTCAACCACCATCCCGCAGAGCTTCATTGATCAGCAAATCTTGCAGAGGCTCTGCGGGTTCAAAATCCGGCCGAACTTTGAGATGTACCTGCTTAACTCCGACTGGTGCTGGTGCGAATCACTCGACGGAAAGGCTTACTGGGTAAATGCAGCCAGCGGAACAGTGCTGTTGAGCGAGAGGGATAGATGAGCCAGGAGATTTCATTCACGGTGCCGCTGGTTCCCCCGAGCGTGAACCACTACGTAAAACACACACGTTCAGGGCGGCATTACGTCACTGCTGATGCCAAAGCATTCAAGAGCGCCATAAGCATTTTTTGTCCGCTGGGCAGCCACGTAGTCGGCTCGATGTTCGAGGTCGAAGCTGTGGTCTATCTAGGCGAAGGGCAGAGAGGCGATGTGGATGGATTCGGAAAGCTAATCCTCGACGGCTTAGCAGAGGCAGCAGTTTTTCAACGAAATCGCCCCGGCCACAAAAGCGCGCGGTTCCCAATCAGGCAGCAGTTGTCGGATGCCTATGTCACGGATTTCATTTTGCGGAAGCGGAGAGACCGGAAGAACCCGCGCACAGAAATAACCGTTCGAGCACTCACAGGAGTAACGCAGTGAATAACAACCTGGACGCAATAGCCACAGCCGGCAAAGGCGCAGACATCAATCTCTCAGACGTAGCTGCGGCTGCCAAGGGTGTTGCCGAGTACATCGAGAGAAACGGGGAGGAAGCCAACCTGGAGATAGTGGTCGGTCAACTGAAGCTGGCTTCAGACCGACTTCTGTTGGTCAAAATGGCTCGGTTAGAGCGCGTGGCTGACATGGCCAACGACATCGTTGAAGAAAAGGCTCTGTGGGGTGAATTGTAGGAATGTCAGACAGGCCACCGTATCAGCCCTGGTACGAGGGCGATTTTTGGTCTTTGAGGGTGAGAACCATGCGCCCGATGGCAAGGCTTATGTATAGATCACTTTTACAATCCGCATGGGACCTGAACCCGCCGTGCCGCATCCCAAACGACCTGGATACTATCCGCGCTATGGCCGACTGTCCGCACCCAAAACAGTGGGAGGCGCACGGTTCCGCAGTGCTCGCCATGTTCGATGTCAGCGAGGATGGAGCCTTCATAACCAACGCAAGACAGCTTCAAGAGCTGGCCAAGACCTATGCCAAGACCGCTTCATACAGGCGTCGAGGGAAGAAAGGTCAACAAGCCAAGGAACAGCGTAAACATCTGAAAACAATCAATGGAGGTTTAGCTGAGCTAAAAAACAGCACCGTTTCAGCAGGAAAAGATGCAAGCAACCAACCCAACCCAGTACCAACCCAACCCAATATAAATACTAAAAAGCTTTCGTCCACCTCTGGCGAGGTGAACGCCAGACTGCTATCGAAGTACTCGGAAGAGGAGCAATGCGCGGTAGCGGAAGTCTGGCCCTATTACCTGGACAAGTGTGAGCGCGACCCGAAGCGCTACGAACTTTCCCCGCAGAGAATTACCAAAGCCGTGATGCGCTTTCGTGAGTGCCGAAAGAAAACCGGCACATATCAGGGCGCCGTCGCGACGATGAAAGAAGCCATAGACAACCTGGCGGCAAACGATTGGAACATGGGCAGAGACCCGAAAGCTGGCGGCAAGAAGTGGGTTGATTTTGTAGATCACCTGTTCGGCAGTTACACGGAAATGGAGAAGCGCCTGAACGACAGACCGCAGGCAAAGAGCAGCGCGGCACCGAAAACTGTAACTGGCGCAGATGCGGATAGAGACATCATGGGTCAACTCAACAGGGATTATGCGAAGGGAGCCACTAATTGAAACAGGATTACTCCCTTGACCGTGGAATGCCGCATTGCGTAGAAGCCGAGCGCACCGTTTTGGGCGCTATCGTTCTGGACACCCGCAAGCCGAACGAATGCCTTCTGCAGGCTCAGCAGCGGCTAACCACGAATGATTTCTCCCTGGATTCGCATCGCAGGATCTTCAACAGAATGGGAGAGCTACAGGAAGCTGACAAGCCCATCGACTACGTGACGCTGACTGCCATCCTGCAGGAACGCGGGGAGCTGGAAGCCGTAGGTGGAACCGGCTACGTTACCTCTCTGGGCGAGGGCGCGATCCGGCTGAAGAACGTCGAGTATTACATCGAACTGATACTCAAGGCAGCCAGCCAGCGGGAAATCATTCACCGCGCTACGTCCGCAATCCAGAAGGCGTATGAACTTGGCGACCCTGAGGACATTGCCGGAGAGCTAACCGAAGGGCTGCAGAGCCTTTCAGAGCGCAGCCAGTCTGAATCCCTGCAGCACGTGAGCAAGATAATACCCGGGGTTGCACAGGAATTGATTGAGGAATTCAACCGCGGTGGCAGCATCCTTGGGCTGCCGACCGGAATAGGCCGGCTGAATTACACGCTTGGAGGATTAGTCAAGGGCGAGAACGTTATCGTCGCAGCGGATCCAGGAGGAGGAAAAACCGCTCTCGCCTTGAACATCGCGGAAGTGAATTGCGAACGGGACACCCCGGTAGCCTACTTTTCGCTCGAGTTGACCAAGAAAAAACTGTTGATTCGGCTGGCAGCGCGGCGTAGTGGAGTGCCGCAGTTCAAAGTCAGAAACCCGGGCTACCTGTCCAACGAAGAAAAGCTGGAATTACTGAAGGCCCTTGACGACCTGAAGCATCTGCCCTTGTGGATCGACGACAGTTCCGGGCTCACGCCTCGCCAGATATACGCGCGCGGCAGGATGGCAGCAGCCCGGGGAGCAAAGCTCCTGATCACAGACTACCTGCAGAAGCTCAGGGCACCAGGAAGCACCCTGAGGGAGCAAACGAACAACGCATCGGAAGTGCTGCGGGCCATGGCGAAGGACAGCCATACAGCCGGGCTCAATCTATCGCAACTCAGCCGCCCGGCCGAGAAGGGATTCAAGGGCCTGCAACGCAAGGCAACCATGCACGATCTACGCGAGAGCGGCGCCATCGAAGCCGATGCGGATTCGGTTGTCCTGCTCTGGCGGGAACGGAAAGAAAGCGATGGCGGAAAGTGGGAGTACACCGGGCAAGACGTGATGATCATCGGCAAGAACCGCAATGGTCCAGAGACTGAACTACCTGTGACGTTCGATGCAGTTTTTATGCACTGGAAGGAGCGGGACACAGGAGATCTCCCGGCTGACGGAATGTACGACAGAAAACAGGAAGCGGCTGGTGCGCAATGAAAACCCGCGAAGCAATCAGGCAGTGGAAGATCAGACGGCGAGCGCAGGGGATGTGCTCGAACTGCTGGAAGCAGCCACCGTCAGGCGGATTCAAGATGTGCGACAACTGCCGGAAGCAGCACCGGGAGTATCAGCAGGGTTATATCGCTTCACAGAAACGGCTTTGGAGCCTGCAAGACCGCCAGGCCGCGATGCGTCACCGGAGAGAAGTACAGAACGCATGGCGCCAGAAGAAAAAGGCGGAAGGGTATTGCGGAAAGTGCTTCAAGGTTCCAGCCGGCGGAGAAGGCGGAACAGCAAAACTCTGCCCGCCGTGCGCTCAGGAGTACCGATCGAGAAACCCGGAGATCAGAAAAGGCGGCAGGCGAAAGACTCTCGAGGAAACGAGGGCCGCCGTGGACCTGCTGATTCGCCGCGAGGAGTTGAGATCAAAGATGAATCCGATGCGCGTCACCTTCGGGGATATTCGCAGACAGGCAGTTTGTTAAAGGGCTTACCGCCATGTGGCGGACCGCCGGTAGAGGTTTTAGAAGGGCCTTCCTTTTACGTGGCCTTTGCCGGCGGATTTTTCGAGAAGGTTGGAGCCAGCAGGAGATGGTAAATGGCCGATAAATCAAAAATCGAATGGACGGAAGCGACGTGGAATCCCACGGTTGGGTGCTCTATCGTCTCACCCGAATGCCTGAATTGCTACGCCATGCTGATGGCTCACCGGCTGGCCAACATTGGCCAGGAGAAGTATCAGGGGCTAACCCAGATCGTGCAGCAGGGCAGCAACAAGGGAAAGCCGATATGGAACGGAGTGGTGCGCCTTAACCGGGAATCTCTGGATATTCCACTGAAGCGCAAAAAGCCCACGCTTTACTTCGTCAACTCGATGAGCGACCTGTTCCACGAATCCCTTCCGCAGGATGACATCTGCCAAGTATGGTCTCAGATGGTTGTTGCTGACTGGCACACCTATCAGGTGCTCACGAAGCGGCCGCACGTAATGAAGCAGTTTGTCAACGGCTGGATTAAGCACATCCGTGCCGAAAGCAACGCTCCGGTAAAAAACATCTGGCTTGGTACCTCAGTGGGCGTAAAAGCGGCCAAGAAGCGCATCGACTTCTTGCGCGAGACTAACTCTGCTGTCCGGTTCCTTTCCTGTGAGCCGCTGCTCGAAGATTTGGGAGAAGTCAACCTTGACGGCATCCATTGGGTTATCGCTGGCTCGGAGTCTGGACCAGGAGCACGACCAGCCGACATTGGCTGGTTCCGCAATCTTCGCGATCAATGCGTTGCAGCCGGCGTTCCCTTCTTCCTGAAGCAGTTCGCCAAAGGCGGGAAAAAGATTCCAACTCCAAAACTTGATGGGATTCAGTGGACGCAGTACCCCGAACCACTGAGCAGTAGAGTCGCACCCGGCTCAACTCCTTACGAAGAATTTCTGCGAAGCAAGACTACGAGATCTGCGGCGCGTGGCATCTGTAGCGGCGCACTTAGCCCCATACTGTTCGATTTCCAGCGGGATATTGTGCGCTGGTGCTTACGCAAAGGGAGTGCTGCCATATTTGCTGATTGCGGCCTGGGCAAGAGTTTCATGCAGCTTGAATGGGCGCGGCAGATACCGGGAAAGGTTCTGATTCTTGCGCCGTTGGCCGTGGCTCCGCAGACGGTACGCGAAGGCCAGAAGCTAGGGGTTGAAGTGGTCTATTCGCGCAAGCCGATTGACGCGCCTATCACCATCACGAATTACGACATGCTAGGCCACTTCAGGCCAGAGGATTACGCCGGAGTGGTGCTAGATGAATCCAGCATCCTGAAATCGTTTGATGGCAAGTTCCGCAATCAGATCATCGACTGGTTCCGTGAGACTCCGCACAAGCTGGAATGCACGGCAACCCCGGCCCCGAATGACTTTATGGAGCTGGGCAATCATTCAGAGTTCCTCGGCAACCTCACGCGAAGGGAGATGCTGAGTACGTTCTTTGTCCATGATGGCGGGGAAACCTCTAAATGGCGTCTCAAGGGACACGCCGAAAAGGAATTCTGGAAGTGGGTGTGTTCATGGGCGGTGATGATCCGCAAGCCTTCTGATATTGGCTATGCCGATGGCGATTTCATTTTGCCCGAACTGAGATTGCATGAGCGGGCGATCGATGTGGAACGCGAGATTACGACCGGCGCATTATTTGCTTTGCCAGCCATAACGCTACAGGAACGGCAGCGAGCGCGCGCCGAAAGCACAGAAGAACGCGCAGCGGAAGTATCCCACATCGTAGCCGCTAAGCCAGATGAGCAATGGCTGATCTGGTGCAACCTGAACTCTGAATCGAGCGCAGCAGCGGCATTGATACCGGGAGCGGTTGAAGTGCAGGGTTCCGACTCTCCCGAATTCAAAGAAAAGGCCATGCTTGATTTCGCGCAAGGAAGAATCCGGGTTCTGGTGAGCAAGCCATCCATATGCGGGTTTGGGCTCAACTTCCAATCGTGTCACAACGTTGTCTTTCTTGGTCTTTCAGACTCATACGAACAGTTTTACCAGGCTATCCGGCGCTGCTGGAGATTCGGCCAGAAATCCACGGTGGATTGCTACATCGTGACCAGTTCCGCTGAGGGCGAAGTAGTTTCCAACATTAAACGCAAAGAGGCAGACGCGCAGAATATGGCAGAGGAAATGGTTAACAACATGCATGAACTCAATCAGGCAGGAATCCACGGTCAGACCAGCAAGAGCGAACCATACATCCCGCGCATAGCGAAC